CTTATTATCATATATTTATTACAAAAGAAACAATTACCTTTTTGATTTTTTTTTTCTTTATTTGCTTCCCAATATTCTACTCTTTTGTCTCGATTTGCTTGATAATATTTTTTATCACATTCTTGTTGTTTATCTTTGCTTGTAAAATGTGGTGGATATTTTAAATAAGAATCTCTAACATTACACCCACTACATACAATTGCTCTAAATGAACCAGTTTCGTGGCAATGGTCCAAATGTCTATCTCTTGAATTTTTAAACTCTTTGAGACAATAAGAACAATTATTTGTATTAATATAAACTTCAAAAAGTTCATCAAAATCGTGATAAATAACACCACGACCTTTCCATTTAGCAATCATTTTTCCCTTATAAATATTTGGATTTTTATAATATGAATTTGGAATAATTTTATTCATATTATACTACTCTATTATGGTGTTATTTTTTTAAATCAAATTAATTTAATACATACCACTTAGACTCGAACCAGATTCAGCAGAGTGTTTCTTCCCTCCAGACATTGCTCCGCCAGTTTTTCTAATAGGGGTCATATTTAGGAATTTGCGTCCTCCGACAAGACGCTCACCACTTTCAGCACTTTCTGGTTTTTGCGATTTTGTTTTTAATGTCATCTCTCTTGTGAGGATGCCACTATATACGGAACTTACCCCTTGTTGAGTACAGAAGATACCACTATTAACACAAACTACTTGAACTTCTGGTGCGATTGATTGAGAAGATACATTTTCTACGTTTAGTTGGATTTGGAAGTTGAAGTTGCCTAAAGAACCACTTGTTAGATAATCTGGTAGAGATAAATCATAAGGAGGTGCTAAAACGAGTAGAGAACCAGTTGTCCCAACACTACTACCACCCTCTTCAGTCGAGTCCCATTGCTTACCAGAAAACTCCGCCCAAGATTGGGTCGAACCATTTTTCATCGACATTTTCCATAGGTCTTGTTGAGTAGCACTGGATAATAGACCAGAAGCATTATTTAGATTTACACTAATCGATTTAATAGCAAAGAAGGAGTTAGCATCTTGGATAGTTTGCGATGTCATTGGTTTGCGAACACATACAAGGAAATAATCTGGAATTTGGTTTAGTTGTAGGTTATTGGTTAGTAATCGTGTTTCAGCACCAGAAGCAATTGGGTTGCTCGAGTTTGCGTTGGTAATATAACGAGGGAAATCCATAAATGGAACTACGTTTTTGGTGTCAAGTCTGTCAGAAGGTTGAGTCGATAGGAATTTAAGTAGCATTTGAGTATCTGCGAACATACCATCTTGTCCTAAATCAGAAGCACCAGCAACTACACTGCGAACAGCAGATTGAGTCACACCAGTCGAGGCAGTTGCTGTAGTTAGTAGAGAACCTTCTGATAGAAGACGAGAAAATGTAGAATCAAGAGAAAAGTTGAAGGACATATTGTTAATACCTAATAGACCTTGAGAGTTGTGTTCTGGAGAAGACCAAGTTAGAGGACTAATGAAAATTGGTTCAGTCACTTTGGTTTTGACTTCAACTACCCACCATTGCTCGTTGTAGTAAGTGTAAGTTTCACCAGTAGGAGCATCACCAGAGTTTGCCCATTGCGATTGTGCTAAATTGGCAGTGCCTTCACCTTGACCAATTAGAATGTTATTTACAGCAGTTTCTGTGCCATCATCAGCAACTTCAAAACCATTACCATAGTGAGATACATATAGTTCAACGTAATGCGAACCACGTGGAATTTGGTCTAAATCATACGAAGCATTATTGTAAGAAGCAAGAGGGTTATTCGCAGCATTTACACCACTGCTATATTCTTGGTATGCTTGGTCTGGAAGACTTGGGGTCATTCCGTTAAAACGATATAGATAACGAGAATCATTTAGACGTAGAAGTTGAGGTAGAACATCTTTTACGTTGGTGCTTACACTTGTGTTATTGATTGTAGCACTTGCGGTGTTCATTAGAGAAGCAAGAGGGAATGCTTGTAGTGCGATAGTGTTGCCCCATTGTAGAATTAGATTGCCAGTGCCTTGTGTGATTTTGGAATCAGTGAAAGAATCAGCAGTGACTGGATAAGAAGAATCACCTACGTTAAATGAAAAACCCATATTGGTTTCGATAAGCATATCACGACCAATAACGATGTTTTCACTTGGAACTTGAACTGAGAAAATCATAGTGCTTGAATTTTGAGCAGTTGCTGGGAATTGTTGGTTTGTGTGCGAAGCAGCACCAGAACGGACAGCATATCCTAAATCTGGTGTGATATCTGCGATAGTAGAGTCTTTAACTAACATTGTTTTAAAACTTTCTGCCATTATAATATAAGAAAAGAAAAAAAATATCTAAGTCCTATTTTAAATATTTGTCTTTTTTGATAAATCCAATTTTAACAGAGACAGAACCTCCAGAATTTAATTTGAATGGGATTAATTCACCAGTTTTTAATCGATAAGAAATAACTAAATCTAAATTGTGTAAAGGTCTGTTTCCGTAAAGATGTACTAATCTGTATTGTGCTTGTGGAACATAAACAAGATTTGGTCTGAAATTTCCATCTTCGCTTACTAAATCTGTCACAACATTTTCTACATTTGCGTTTGTTCCTCCAACACGTGGAGTTCCATCAATAAATACAACTGGAGTCGATACTTGCGAAGGTTCAATTGGTAAAGTGTTGCTTGTAAATACAATTGCTGAAATAGGATTCCAAGCAGAAGTGGTTGAATATTCTTGTACTACATCTACAACATTATAGTAAGTGCTTGAACCAGTATCTGGAATTCCATCTGGAAATAATTGAGAAACATTAGAACCACCTACATCAGCAATAATTAATCTGTGATTTTTACCATTAGAAGATTCACTTGTCTCATATCCTAAATAAGATGCTGGGAAAGAATTAAATAAGTTGAATAAAGGTGAGTTAAAGAAAATCTCTATTTGCGGTCCAGAAGAATTTTCACTAAATACATCAAATTGTGCTTTTAAAATAGCACATCCACGTGAAGCATCCCAAATTAGAACTGGTGTGTAAGTTGTAGTAGTATATGTTTGATATCCAGATTGTGATTTTAGACTTGTAAATGCGGCATCCATTGCTAAATAAACAATGTAAAGAAACCAATTGTAAGAATAGCAATTGTAATATCCTCCACGATTATCTTGAACACCAGTATTATTTACAGATGGAGCATTTGGAACAGAAGCAGATTTATCTTGAGGATTCCACGATAAATAAGTTTGTTCTCCTTCAGCATATACAGAACCATCTGTGTTATTAATTTGTCTCATTGTAATAGAGTAAATAGTAGCATTAGCATCATCATTAGGACTTGGTTGGATACTTGGAATGAATAATGGGACTAATCCAGTATCAATGGTAAATCGTAAAATACTTAAATCATAATGTTCTGGATTTTCTACATAAGGACTTGAACGACTTTCATTAAAAGCAAATGGTTTTGGATTCTTTGATGTGGATTGAAAATTAGTAGTTAGAACATCATAATATACAGCATCTGGTAAATTATCGTTTTTTGCTTCATTTAACTGACTCATATATATTAATAGAATATATTTTAATTTGAATAAAAACTAAAATCTATAAAATGGAGTTAGGAGTAGATATTGAGTGGGCAATATTTGTTATTTGTCAAGATATAAATAAAGTTTATTTTCGAGAATATTATATTAGTTAAACCAGTTCCATTTAGAATGATGACCAGAACCTTGAACTTTTTCATCACCTAAACGAGACACTATATCAGTTTTGTGTTCTAAAAGAGGATTTCCAGTTTTAGAATTAATTAGAATATCTCCTTTCTTAAATTTATCAAAAGTTGAGACAATGTCATCACTACTTCTGATGGTTGTCTCATTTTCTTTTTTTTTATCTGAAGGTAAAGATGCTGGATTAATATTCACAATTTTATCAGTTAATCCTTCTTCATTTAACAATTTAGTAATTCTCCCAGATTGTGAATGACCTACATTTAGAAATTCAAATGAAGGATATTTATCTTTTGCTTTCACTTGAATTTGTCTCGCATTATCATAACGTTTTGTATTTTTATATTGCCCCAAAAGTAAAGCAAGATTATTAGTCCAATCAGAAAGAGTAGGGTTCGTTCCACGATTAGCAATAACAACTTTGCCTTTATCTTTATTCACAAAAACTTTTGCCTCAGAAGTAGATAAACCTTTATCTAAAACATATCCATTTATGTCATCTATGTCTCTATTTTTTTTATAAGAAGAAGAAG